ATGGAACGAGCCCTGGTCAATTTGATAAACACTAACCTTCAAAGAATGAATCGAACACTTAAGGACTATAAAGATGCTGCCAGCCAAGTAGACCAAAATGCCAACCAAGGACAATTACGAAACATGGTTGGAGACATGAGCGCAAACATTGACAAGGCCATTGATGCAATGTTGGTAACGGAACCCACTAGAACTAATGGAAAAAAATTAGCTGACCTTTGGGGCAGTATTGCCAAAATGAGCTATGGTATTGCTAACGAAGTTGAATTCAATCCAGTTTCTGGAAAAGCCGCAGCCGCAGCAAACACAAACGCAAACACAGATCCAAATGCAGCTGACCCGCAGTTGGCACAAGCAGCGCAACGAGCTGGCCTCACAGCTCAACAACTGAGGATCACTACCAAAGTTCCTCAGCAACGTGATCCAGCCGTAAACAAGGTGCTGGCCAGTATGGGTCTGTTGCAAGGCGCACCACAGCAACAGCAAAAACAAATGGCCGTGGCTGAGGCAAAAAAATGAGACTACTAGAAGGCGGCAATGTATTCAAAGATTCTGATGGTCGACCACTCACTGGGCGTATCAATCAAAGCGATGTAGCAGCCACAGTGCAATGGTTGGAAACACTCACAGGCTTGGAATTTCCACGCGAACGTTGGCTGGGCTCAACTGGTCGTAAGCCCACATCAGGTGACATGGACATGGCAGTAGATGCCAGTGAGATATCCAAAGAACAATTGGCAGCAAAACTAACACAATGGGCAACCAGTCACGGTGAAGATCCCAAAGCCTGGGTAAAGAAAAGCGGTGAAGTACACTTGCGTACACCCATTAACGGACGACCAGAAAATGGTTATGTGCAAACAGACTTCATGTTCTTTCCCAATCTGGATTGGGGACAGTTCTACTATGGTGGTGCAGATGATTCTGCCTACAAAGGCATGAACCGCAATGTGCTAATGAGTTCAATTGCCAAACAACAGGGACTCAAAGTGGGTGCCAATGGCATGTTCAGTCGCACCACAAACCAACTGGTAGATGGTGGCATGGATCCTGACTATGTTGCAAAAACTTTATTGGGACCACGTGCCACTAGAGAGAATCTTAAAAATGTTGAAAGCATTTATGCTGCTCTAGCTGGGGACAAAAATCGAGATGCCAAGCTGGCAGACTTCCGTGAATACCTGGGCCGTGAAGGCCTGCAAGAACCTGGAGCTGTGAATGAAAACACTGAAGTGAATTTTCTAGCCAAGTTGCGCGACAGAATTGTAAATCAAGGTATGACACCACTGATTGAAACAGAAACAGCCAACCCATATCAAATTTATGAAGCTGAAGAACCAGGCGTGGGTGGCCGGGCCAAAGGCATTGAACACCTGGAAGATCTTGTGTTTCGCAAAGGCTCACGTGGTGTGGATGAAGCATTGGCCATTATCCAGCATGCCGCAGATGCACCACAAAAGACCACCAGTGTAAAGTGGGACGGCAAGCCTGCTGTGATATTTGGGCGCAAGCCCGCCACAGGCGAGTTTGTGCTCACAGACGGTTCTGGCTTTGAAGCCAAAGGATACGATGGACTTGCTACTTCACCTAAAATGATGGCACAGATACAAAGCACACGCAAAGGTGAACGTGGTGAATTGGTTCAATTGTATGCTGACCTTTGGCCACAGTTAGAAGCGGCTGTGCCCACAAACTTCCGTGGCTATGTCAAAGGCGACTTGTTGTACTACCCCGAACAGCCATGGACAGAAGAAGCTGGTAATCTTGTGTTCAAGCCCAACACAGTGCAATATCGCATACCTGCCAAGAGCGCCCTGGGACAAAGAATTCGCAACAGCACCACAGGTATTGCCATGCACACCATGTATGCTGATCAAGGTGAACCCAAGCAACCACTCAGCAGAGTGTCATTTAACGAAGTGCCAGGATTGTTTTTGATTGAGCCAATTTATGGCAAAGGAATTGCACCGCAGGATCCTGCACAATCCAAAGGTCAGACTGCACTGATCAAACAAATCAAACAAATGCGCCGAAGCAAAGGTGCTGCCATTGATACTTTGTTTAATCCTGGCGAACTGCGTGCCATGCAAATCACAGACTTGGCCAAACTGTGTGTGGACTACATTAATTTTAGAATTGGATCAGGCAACTTTGACAACTTGTTAGCAGGGTTTGGTGAATGGTTGCAATCCAAAGTCACCCCAAGAAAATTTGCCAACATTATAGAATATCTAAAAAGCCCTGCATCAAACACAGAAGGTCTGGCCGCTGCATTTACTTTGTTTATTCTGTTACACGATTTAAAGCTGGACATCTTGCGTAACTTGGATTTGAAAGATCCCGGGCACGAAGGTTGGGTTATGGCCACGCCTGCAGGCTATGCCAAAGCAGTAAATCGCTTTGATTTCACTGCTAGAAATCGTGCCCAAAACAATCCGCAACAGGCATAATTTTTGCCAAAAGACTAAATAAAAGCAGGTCCACCAGGACCACTAACTTAAAGGAAATTTATCATGGCTTATCTTACCCCCGTAAATGGTGATGCACAACCGGTATTTGCACTAGACGTACAAAACGGTCCTATCGCTGCTTCTACAAGCACCAGTGGCGCTACTGCTACAGTTCAACCAGCTGGTCCTAAACTGGACTTTGTTCGTTTTGTTGCTAACAACAGCATGGCTACACAGTCAGGCGTGCAAGAATACGTTGCTAACGTTATTCAAGCACTGCAACAAACTTGCACAGTAGCTATGTATCAAGTTGACACAACTGCTTTGTCAATTGCTTACTACCCAACTGGCGCTTTTGCCAACGCTGCTACAGCATTGGCTGCTGCCAACATTACCTTCACTGGTTATCAGTTGGACAGTGCAACAGCTAACGGCTTCAAGTTGTCTGCATAATTTTTAGACTTGTTCTAAACCACCCCGGGATTAAAAACTCCGGGGTATTTTTTTGCCGTAAATATCACACGATGAAGTATATGTGCAAAACCCTTTTTGACTGCTCGCCTACTGGGATTACTGGGCATTTTCGCATAGGTCAAATTCCATTTGAAGATCAAGTTGGACAAGCAATCAACAGTGTGAACGACTGGAACAGAGCAAGAAATCAACAGCGAAACTTTGAAACACTGATTCAAATAATCAGTCTGCGCAGCCAACCAGAGCGCATTCAGGCACCGCGCTGTGACAAAGGTGTGTGGAGTTTTAGCTTTGAAGTTGAAGCAGAAAGCACATTTGGTATTTCAGGAAATCATGATCCTTTTGCGGCACTACATCAAGACTGCAATGGAGTGCCCATGCTAACTGGGCTAGACGAGCAGGAAGTTGTGGAAACAGTACTGCGCCCTGACCAGAACATTTGGTTTGAAACGGTAAATAACTGATTATGGCAGACACCACTGATATTGAAAAGAAAAGTCTCGAAGCCCACGTTGAACTGTGTGCCGAGCGATACAAAGCCCTGGAACTGCAAATCAGTTCAGTGCAAAAAGACATCGACGATGTCAAAGCAGTGGTCAAAGAAGTGCATGAAATTGTGCATACCATGTCTGAAAAACGCAACAATCAATTGATTTCTTGGGGCCTGGGAATCATAACATTTTTAGCTGGCACAGTAGGCTGGCTAGTCACACACTACGTACTCAAATGACTCGAGAACAAAAACTTGAACGCTGGGCCGAGCGTGAAATGCGCCACAGTATTGACAAAATGATTTTGGATGATAACTCAGGTGGTTGGGTGGTGTTTGGAAAATATCACATCACACCAGAGCAGCAAGTGTTTAATGTTTGGCATTATGCAAACTTTGTGGGATCCTTTGGTAGCAAACGATCGGCAATTTCTTGGTGCATAGCTGATAAAAACAACCAAGCTTCATTGTCGCAACAGATCAAAGTGTTGGACTTTAAAAAACAATTCTTAGACAATGACATTGCTTGTCGCAGTGGTCTAAGCAAACTCAGTAGATCTGCTGAATTTAGAGAAATGGTCAAAACCAAACTTGAACCTAAGGTTTCTTTAAATTCTGCTGTCACAGCCGAACTTGAAAAATGTATATCTTCGGCTAAATATATACAACTTAGAGGATTCTCAAATGAAACTGCAAGAACTAGCCACACCTAAAAAAACTCGTCTGATCACCAAGACGTTTGAAAGTTATTTTGGCTCACGCATCAGCGTTGAACGTCTCAACGCTGGTCAAACACGTCAAATGCTTCGCAAGGTGCAAGGCCTACTTGGCGAGCACAAAGGCTCAATGGCACGCCACACCAGCGAACGCAATCCAACCTATCTCAAGCTCATGATGATGGAACAGGCATTGGCCACACGTCTTAAAGAGATGGATGTTCCAGTGCCAGGTGCTCAACCAACTGCTGGCGCTGCTCAACCAGCTGCACAAGTAAAAGATCCTAAATTGGCTGCTGCTCTAAAAAAGAGTGCCGCAGGTCAAACATTGAATCCCGACGAACAAAAACTTGTTGCAGGCGCTGCCTTGATGAAAGCTGAAAGCCGCTTGCGCAATGCTTATCGCATGCTGAAAGAATCTGAAGTGCAACAAGCTCAAGTGGTGCTGGCTGCACAAGACATGGTTGACAAGATGCAATCAATGTTGGAAGATGCTAGTGAAATGCAATTTAAAGAACTGCCAGCTCTAGTTGATTCAATCAAGAATCAAGTGGGCATTGACCAAGCTTCGCAATTCAACGCAGATGCCACAGCCGCACTTACTGGTCTAGTGCAAAACCTCCAAGGTGCCAAGCAACAACTTGATCAAGCACTTGGCGTGGTAACTGGCCAAGCCGCACCCAGCACAGCTGGTGCAGACCTAGGCGCCGAACTTGGTGCTGACATGGGTGCTGACATGGCCGCTGGTGCTGATATGGGCGCTGATGTAGGTGCCGATCTTGATGCTGCTGCCACCGACGCAGGTGCTGACATGGCTGCTCCAGCTGAAGAGCCAGTGGGCACAGCAGGCGCACTGGGTCGTGGCCGTAGATAATGAAAATCTTTGAAGTTGATACCTTTGATGGTGCAACACCTGACCCAGACAAACTTCTGGGTCTAGTAGATTTTCTTAATGGTCGTGCAGACGACACCAACAGTCAAAAACAAATCAGTCAAGATGCTTTTATCTCTATTGCCCAAAGTCTTGACGTACCTGTCAATCAAAGAAACATAATGGATCTAGTTGGGCAACCACCATTGAGCAATGTGTTAGAACCCATACAACCTGGCTCAACTGACCCCATTGTGTTCAAAGGCGGTGCTGAACAAACGGTACAGCCCAAAATGTCAGTTCCCCAAGCACAACAAGTGGTAGATAAAATGGCCAAATCGGCCATGAAACGTCCAATGTAACAGTCAACCATTGGTTGACACAAGGCGTTAAATACAGTATACTGCTTACATAAGGAGGCTGATATGAAACGACTTCTAACCATTTTAACTTTTGTTACCTCCAGCGCATTTGCTGGACCTAACGGATATCACGGATCTGCATTACACACACCGCATCATCGTCATCATGGCGGAGGTTGGGGATGGGTGGCCCCTGCTGTGATCGGCGGCGTTGTGGTTTATGCTATCACCAGACCCCTGGTAGTACAACAACCTCCAGTGATGTCTCTGAGTCCCAGTGACGTTGTGTATATCGACGGCGTGCCTTATCGCAAGCAGTTGGTGTTGCACAACGGATACTATCAAGAAGTACTGGTAAGAATGTAATATGGCATACTCAGATAAAGTTGTTGATCACTATGAAAATCCCCGGAATGTCGGCTCTTTTGACAAGAGTGATACTGATATTGGTACTGGTATGGTTGGCGCACCTGCTTGCGGCGACGTAATGAAACTGCAAATCAAGGTACAAGATGGCATCATCACAGACGCAAGGTTCAAAACATACGGATGCGGCAGTGCGATTGCCTCATCCTCTCTTGTTACCGAGTGGGTTAAAGGACGAACGCTTGACCAAGCGGCAGCTCTTAAAAATTCAGAGATTGCTGAAGAACTCGCGCTGCCACCAGTCAAGATTCATTGTTCTATTCTTGCTGAAGATGCTATAAAGGCCGCAGTAGAGGACTACAGAAAAAAGCATGATCTCTCTAACTGATCAGGCATACACCAAAGTAAAACGACTACTGCAAGCCAAAAACTATGCTGGCATTCGCCTTGGGGTAAAAACTACAGGTTGTTCAGGCCTGGCTTATG